TTATTACCTAATTCCCTCGATACAATAAATTGAAATGGCTTACAATCAGTTTTTAATAGTTCCAGTTTACTTAAAAAGAATTGAACATCCCTAAAAGCTCCACGATAGAATGGCAACTTATTATGTGTAAATTCTGCTTCAAAACTTATTTCAGATAATCCTTCTTTTTTTAGTATGTTTACTTCTCCAACATTTATTAAATCAACTGTCTTGTTTTTATTTGTCACTTTGACTTCAAGCTTGGGTGGTGCGATTGGTAGTTGTACTCCATCTAGGTAAAAATCATAAGCCATTTATATCCCTCCTTCCTAAACTATTCCTTCGGCTGAAACAACCATGGCATCATTTAATTTTTCTGTTAAGACGTTTACTATACCATCCACATCTGCATCTTTGCTTATGTTATTTGTATTGTTCATATCAATTTTAATGTTGACTCCTGTAAATCGGTTTATTGTTTCTTGCTCTGCAATATCTCTAAGATATTTTAAATCTTCTTGACTTTTATCCATAGTCTTTGCCATTTTTGCAGTGTTTCCTGCTGTGTCCTTTGCTCCTTTTGCTGCGTCGCCCAAAGGTGAATTTAATCCAGCTGAACCAAATCCATTTCCTAATCCATACTTCTTATCCCAAAGGTCATCTAATCCTAATTTTTTCTTTGCATCTTCTGCTATTTTACTGATATCAAAAGTATCTTTCAATTTGTTTTGTAATTGATGTCCTACGTCATATCCTTTTATAAATTCTGACTTTAAATTTTTGTACTCTACTAATTCTGGTTTCCATGCTTTAGGCTCAGGCGGTTTTTGAATGGGTTTAAATGTTGTTTTTGTACCAATTACAGTATTTACTTTTTGAAATTCTTTCATTTGTGGTAAATCAATTCCTGGAATTTTATTAATCTGTTGTACTAACCAATTCAATCCTTTTACAGCTATATTAACAGCTTTTATAATACCATTTGCTAGATTGGTAGCAAATTTATCAAAAGCTTTGTCTAAATTAACACCTGCCTTGAGTCCTGCATTAGCCATATCAATAAAGAAACATTGCACTGCATATAATCCAGTTCTAAAGATATTTGCTATTTCAACCACACAGATATTTATAGCATTTACTATCCCTACAATTACGTTGTAAACAACTGCACATAACCAATACCAAGCTCCAACTATAAGACTGATTGCAGAAATACTTGTGCCTGCAAAGTGATTGTAAACTGCTACTAATATAAATACAGCAGATATTACTGCAATTATACCTAAAACTATCCAAAAAATGGGACATGCATATATAGCAGCATTAAATCCCCATTGTTCAGCTTTGCCTATCGCTAAAGCTCTAGCTGTTCCTAAAATTCCTCTTTGTCTAATAACTTCAGATGTCCACGACATCCAATTTGCTACAGTTCCAGCTATAGTAACTGCTTGCATAATACCAAGAGCTATTATATAGGTACTAATAGCTGAAACTACACCTAAAATTATAGGTGAAATTATACTCCAATTTCGCGAAAATACATTAGCAACACTAAGTGCTTGTGTTATTATCCAACCTAGCCCTTGTACAACTAAACTAGTTCCAACAATCATCACATTAAAAAAATTCTGAAAAGCTGGACTACTCAGTAAATTAATAAATCCACTAAATACATTAAACCCAACTGCTCCAAGTACATATAATGAGTCTTTAACATCAGTTATGAAAGTTCGAAATCCCCTGCTTGAAACTGTGTCCTCAATTTTCTTCTGTATAGCTCCAAATACCATAACTGCATTATTTTTTACACTAGTAAAGATTTGACCTAGCGTATAAGGCATCTTCTCGAACTCTGCATTGGTCTGCTCTGCTGCTGAAAGTAATGAGTTTTTTACAATATCTGCCGTTAACATTCCCTCTGATGCCATTCCTCTTATTTTTCCTATGTCTACGTCCAAATAATCTGCAATCGATTGGATGATGTTAGGTGCTGACTCAAATACAGCATTTAGTTCCTCACCTCTTAATACACCAGAACCCAACCCTTGGGTTAGTTGTAACAATGCTGAGTTCATTTCTTCAGTACTTGCTCCAGCAATTACGAACTTTTTATTTAGTTGCTCTGCAAAACCTACAATTTCTTTTGTACTGCTAAACGCCTTACCTGCGTTCATGCCTATTCGTGAAACTATTTTTGCAGTATCTAAGTAAGATGCACGAGACCTTTCAGCAGATTGGAAAATCATTTTATTAAGCCCACTATCTGATTGTTGACCATCATTTATCATACTAAGTCTCGCGTTAGTACTTGTCATCTGGTCGCTTAAATTTCCTAGACCTCCTAACGTTCTTATACCTAAGTAGGTTGCTGCTAGCTTCTTTGCACTTCCAACTAATCTATCTGTAGAACTTGCACCCTTATTTATATCCTCATTAAGCCTTCGCTGTTGATTATCTGATTCTCTTATTTGTTGTTCTAGTCTATCAAAGCCAGCTTCTGCACGTGCTAGTTCTTCTCTAGCTGTTCTAATACTATTAGCATCTATAGCATTGCTAGATGTTCTTTGTAATTGCTCGAATGAACTTAATACAATATTCATAGCATTAGTCATGTGTCTAAAAGCAGGTGTCATTCCGTCGAAAATTCGGATAGATGTTTGTATAGTTGCCATTTTTAACCTCCTTTCTTTTTTAACATAATATAAGCACTTACTTATTTTTAAGTAAGTGCTTATATATTATAAATTTAGCAATTCTTTTTTCTTAGCATCAAATTCTTCTTGTGTAATAGCTTCCATATCTAACAAATTCTTATATTTTAATATTTCATCAGCTGTAGAACTAGATATAGACTTTTTTTTGTCTTCCATTACATTATATTTTGTAATTATTGATAGTATTGATAATATTTCTTGAGCATCAGAAAAAGCTTTCTGATAAATAGAAGAGTTTGTTTTTACTTTACTATTAATTAAATTTATATATTCAATTGGATTATTTATGTCCTTTACAGTTATTTTTATTTTAAATATTTCTACAACTTTTCTACTTGTTTTTTTACCTGTAATTCCTCCAACTACAGCCCCTGTACCTCCGAATAAGACTCCTCCAGTTATAGCACGACCTAAACCACCTTTAACTATAGTTTCTCCATCTTCCAAAAGTTCAAATTCTAATATATCATCAAATTTTATTATTTTCTCTACTAATATTTGATTTCTATTTTTATATGATATTTTTAAAAGATTTTGCTCTTCATCAAAAGAAATTGAAGAATTTATACTTTTTGTCTCGGTGAACTTCTCTAACAATTTTAAATTTTTCTTTTCAACTTCTATAAACTTTTTCATTCCTTCTGAGTTTGACATCATTTTCATAATACTAGTTACTTTTAAAATATTTTCAGAGAAATCTATGTACTTGCAATTACAAGCTGTACAAAAATTTTCACCTTCTATAGATGGCATAAGTCCTTTTTCGCTTCCGCAAATACAACAAGGTTTCTTATTCTTTTTACTAAACAATCCCATTTATTTAATCCCCCAGTACAATTTTTAAATATATTATACTATATTAGTAAAATTTTTACACCAGAGATTATCTTCTTCTACCTCTCTTTGCATCTTTGTCAGCTTTTTTAGCTTCTTCTTTTTCTTCTTCTACTTTGATATCTATAGAAGCAGCAACAAATGCTTTTTCATCAACTGGTAAATCCATATATTCATGCGGTTTCCATTTAAACTTATGAAGGCAATAATGAGCTATATTAGAATCATAATCACCTTCATAAATTAGTTTTTTGCTTCTTCTACCTTATCCTCAAATGAATTATCAAATCCATTTATATCCAAAACCTCTTGGACATATTCTGTATATTCACCAGGAGTTAACATTGCTTTAAGTAGCTGATTAGCCCCCATGACTCTATAACTATCCTGTAACATTGAGTCATTCAAATCAGGAAAAACTGTGCAAGCTATACTTAGTTCTTCGTAATATTTATTGTAGTCAGTTACAGTATTGTATTGTCCTGTATGTTTACCTTTTTTATTTAAAATTGGCTCTCTCTTTGGACAGTTTTTTCTTATTGCAGCATCTTCTTCTGAAGATAATGCTCTTATTTCCCATTCTATCGCTTTCCCTTCTTCATTTATAAATCTATTACTTGCTACATACTTTCTATTCTCTACTTTTATTGCATTTTGACTTAAAAAAGCGTTTAAATCTCCCATATTATTCTACCTCCATAACTAAATATTTTGTTTGTTTTTCTATTGTTGTAATACCATTTTCATCTAATTTGATTGTTATTGTAATTGGTTTTAATGATGAACCTTCAATTGTGTCAAGTGCCAGTTTATCAGCAATATCTACTAAAAATAATCCTGCTTTTCTATACATCTCCCCTACACATTCTTCTATCTTTCTTTTATTACTATAGTCAAATGAAACTGAGTCTTTCATTTTGTATTTATCTTTAATTTTAACCATCTCCTTATTTATATAAATATAAAATACACATCTATAATTTATAAATGTGTATTTTATTCCATCCCTATTAATGTTTTAAACTTCTCAACTAATTCCCAATCCTCGCATGTAAAGTCCATATCTTCTTCTAAATATTCTCCATCAGCATCAAACTTAGTAATTATGCCTGAATCCATATTACAGTCTTTTAAAATTACTGTCTGTCTCCCTACTGAACTTGTTGGGTCTTCATTAGTAACTTGTATATCAAAGTAAATGTCTTCTCCAGTTTCTTTATACCTATAGAGAAGCTCTCTAAATATAGAAGTATTGAAATGAAATGTTGCGCTACCTGTAATTTTACTACCTGTTGTTTTATTACCCTTTGTAGTTTTTCCTAGAATTGGTACTTCACTTTTTGTTTTTTCCATCTTAGCTTCTAAATTAATAGCTTGCATAAAATTATATCTTTTACCCTCTATTGTTACAAAACATTCTGCTAAAGATGCACTTATTGTATCTTTAACGTTCATAGGTGCGTTTTTAGACATCTATTTATCACACTCCTTTCTTTAACTAACTGAAACAGTCATATAAAGCTTGCTCATAGCATTTATAACCTTAACTGCATCACTCACTATAACAGTTTTCTTGTCATTTCCAAGCTCTACACTAACATCATCAGTTTTAAAATCTTCTATTGCCCTTATATTCTCTAATTCTTTATGGTGTTTAACAACATCATTCCAGAAACTTATTCTTCCTGCCTTATCATTCGGAACTTTACCTAAATACTTTTCATTAAATAAAGTTGCAATATCATTAGCAATTTGGTCAAGTACTCTAACACTTTGGTTACTTGAAAAATCGTCATTTTTATCATCTGTAAATGATACAAAAGTATTTATGTCCTCTAACACATGAACTTCATCACCAACTTTATGAAATATAAATTTACCACTCTTTAGTGCTTCTTCAAGTTGTATTTGAGTGTAATTTACACCAACATCAAACTCACCATCATACTTTTTATTAGTATTAGATTTATTTATATCGCATCCTGCTATAGCTCCAGTAGCCCAATAAATCAAGCTAGATTCAACTAAATCTTTATCTTTAATCTTATTTTCTACAGACACTACACCTTCATAATCTGCATCACTTTTCTTATATAATACAGTCTGAAACTTTGCTCCTACCTTATCTCTCATTCTCTTTGTAAATTCTACAAACAAACTTTTAATCTCTGTTGTTGTAGCCAAACACCCTAGTGCATTAAATGAATAACTTTCTATTTTATCCAAGAAAGCTTGGTACTCTGCTCCTGTCACAGCTTCGCCATTAGTTCCACCAGTAAATACAAGTCCTGCACTTGCTTCTAGTGTTGCATCCTTCTTCCAAATTACATAGTCATTGTCCTGTAAGTCTGTAATGACTTTAGCCGCTTGAATATCTACCTTCTTATTATCTAAAAGTGTTACAACATCAAACTTAGTGTTATCATCTATATTTGTTGTTACTATAACTTTTAAATCATTACCTCTAGTACCTGAGTACTTAGCTGTAGCAGTACTGCAACTAGCTTTAACACCTTTATTCAATTTATAAAAATATCCCAACCTTATATTTTTGAATAAATCTCTCAAACCTTTCAGCTTCTCATGAGTATAATCATATCCAAAATACTTCACTGAATACTTCTCAAAATCATCACTGGTTACTTGGAATACTTCTTCATCTATGCCCCAATCTAACTCTAAAGGCATTGCAACAATACCTCTATCTGATAATGAACTGGTTGCCCTCTTAGCTGAGATAAAATTTATATAGCTACCTGGTAATACTTTATTCTGTGTTACAAATGTTCCTCCACCTAAAGCCATCTAGCTCACTCCTTTCATAAATTTATTTATTCTATCCTCTACCTCTGAGAAGGAATATAACTCATTTTCTTTTAAAATTGCATTTAATAAGTCTTTTCTATTTACATACTTCTTAGAATTAACTATTTGCTCCTTAGTAAACTTGTAGTCATCTTCTTTGCTTAATGTTTTATTCAAAATTATCACCTCTCTTCAAACCACCGAATAACTCTACTGTATCCATCTTATTGGTATCATTATTTTTTATAGTAAAATAGTTATAATCAACAAAGAAGTGAAGAACATTGTCTATAATTTCAAAATTCATAT